ACTTGTGAGATATGAATAGTCCACATAGTAATCTCTACCTTGAATCTTTCTATCAGCCGATGACAAAATACTGTCAGATGTTGTCCAACGGCCTTCATATGTTTCATATGATGGTGTCAATGTTGAATTTGCAACCGCAGTACCATCACCATAACCAGTCAAAATGATTTGTGGAATAACTTTAATACCACTACCTGGATTGGTGATTGTAATTTCTTCAATCTCACCAGGACGCTTTGTACCTCTTGCGGTCAAATCTTCACCATCGCCCATAATTGCAGTAACTACAACTTGAGCACCACTACCATTTGACGAAACCACGTTTGCGGTTGGTAATCTGTCTTGTCTGTAGCCTTGGCCACCAAGTAAATCTTTTTTGTGTTTTCTAACTGGAACACCAAGCGATATCTGAGAGAATGATGTGTTTACATTCAGAGAAGTATCTGACGCAATTTTAACAACTCGTCTTGTCTCTCTAGAAATCATAATCTCATCACCAACAGTCAAGTCGGTTGTGAATGATGTTCCAATGCCGTGTACCATTACATTAGATGCAGATGTTACATTGGCTGTACCAGTAATTTTACTTGGCACGAAGTCTATGTTTGTAATTCTTCCAATTGAAGATACATTCATAACTTCAGCTGCAGCACCTGTACCAAAACACATCGGTTGGTTAATGAATTCAATCTCATCACCAACAAGGTAGTTTTCACCACCATTTTGAATGATGATTTTACCTAGTGAACCATATGTGTCAATTTTGATTTCTGAGAAACCAGAAGTGTTTGCGGTTTGTGCCGCAATGTTTAATACAGCAGGTTCAGCGTTTAGTGTTGGTGTAGTTGAAACAACTAGGTTATTTGCAGTAATCGTTACTGTCTTAATTTCACCAATTAGTGTATATGATGAATTTGCAAATGCATGAGAAATAACTGTGTTTACATTTGTTGCCGCTGGAACAGATACAGTCAAGTTAGCACCAGCAGTATTACTTGGGAAGTGCCAATCTGTAGCACTTAGCAATGTGTTTGCTGGGTCAATATCTGAAATGATATCTGTGAAAACTGTAAATACATTCGTTGTGTTTGTGCCAGCAGTATCAACTGTGGCAATCGCAAAGTCCATTTCTGTGTTTGCATAACCAACGGCTGCAATTCTGGATGCTATTTGGAAACCAGCACCGCCATCATTGACGATAACTTGGTTAATTGTACCCTTAAATGTTCTGGAAACAATCGCACTTGGAACAACATCGGCAATCGGTGCGTTAATAACAACAGGGTCACCAACATTATAACTTGCACCACCATCGAGAATGTTGATTCTCAATAGGTTAGAGATTGTGTTTAGGTGGACATTGATGAAGATTTCGTCAGCTTCATCATAAACGGTCAAATCAACATTCTCGCCATTGATAAAGTTGCCATTTAGTGTCTTATTGTCAATATACAATTCGTTGATGAATTCGTTGTTTACAATTTTAGTAAACACTCTTTCAACCAAAGCTATAGCACCACTTGTCTCACCAACAATTTGGCGATTCACAAAAATATTTTTATCTAGTGTCGTTGGGTAAAAAACTTCAATTGTTGCACCGTTCGCAGGCGCAGTATTGAAGATTATCTTTTTAGTTTCTTTGCGAATCAGGAATGATGTTGTTACTGAGCCGTTAATTTTTACAATCAAGTCGGATGCATCAAATTGACCCAACAACTTAAATGTCTTTTGAGTACCATTACCTGTATATTTTGAACTAATGTCGTTTGATACTTTTAAGGCATTGTCTACTTGCCACTTACCATCAGAGGCTCTAAGAATGTCATTCTTTGGATACTTAATTTCTAGTTCATCACCGAACAATAGTCTGAATAAAAATTTAAAAGAACTTTCAGAACCCTTTGATAGGTAAAGTGGCAATAAATTTTTAATCAGAAACGCTTTGTCTACTGTTACATCTCTTGGCAACAAGTAAGCAAAAGTCTCAAAGAAATTCTTTTCAAAGTCATCAATGGATTCATCAACGTCAGTTAGATAACGAAGGTCTTTTGCTTGAGCCAACAAATCATTTTTCTGTGTTCCCTGTTTTGTTTCTAGGAACTCATAATATGCTTCCAAGAATGAAATGAAAACGGGATATTCTTCCCTTACATATTCAGGAACTTGTTGGTATATTAAAGCTGATACTTTTTGGTCGGCCATTAGATAGTCTGTAATTCGGTTGAAATAGAGCTAGGGTCACCCAAATCAATGGTGATAATTGTATTCTTTTGAGAAGAAATGATACCGTTCTCGGATTCAATATCAATTGAGATATCACCATCAGCAGATGCTGCGGAAAGAATTTGCAGGTCATTCAAAGTAATCAAACCAGTATCATAGTTGATTGTTCCTGCCTTGGAGTTAACAATCTTTCTTTCTGCATTGCTGTCAAAGTAAACGGTTCTCAAATCACCAAAACGAGTATTCAATACCGCAATGGCTGACGCACCAAAACCAGAACCACCAGTAATTGTAATGATAGCACGACTATAGTTTAGACCACGGTTTGTGATAACGATACTTTGAACCTTTTCGTTCACCACGATTGCTTCAGCTGTAGCACCAGTACCATCACCTGTGATAGTTACTAATGGTGTGGTTGAATAACCTGAACCACCATTTGTGACTAAAATTTCATCAATACCTGTGAATGAATCCGGCACTTCTTCAACACGAACGGTTCTTCTTACTGATTGTGTATCATACACATCAAACTCGGTAGAACCAAGTCTGTTCGTTACTGTACCACGGTGCAATTCTGTGTCAAAGGCAATTTCATATGTCTTTGTTACTGCTATCTCTGGAGTAAACTTCTTCTTCAAACGAAGAATACACTCTGAACCAAGGATTGAATTTGAATCGACAGCATCTACGCTATCTTGCAACTTAGACAAAACAAAAGTAGAATCGAATTTATTCAGATATTGGTTTCTGTATGCAACAATGGCATTTCTGATAGCATTTCTCAGTCCATCAGGATTCAAAGATGTTTTCTTTGGGTCATACTTGACAAAATTCTTAATCAACAAGTACAAGTATTTTGGCTCTCTGATTTCGGTACTAACGGCAACAATAGATTTTGGTGCAATGATTTCATCAATGATTCGTTGTTTCTCAACCTCAGAGATATAGAAACCTTCTTTTGGTTTTAATGAAACAAGAACTTTACCATATAAAGGTGGGTTCTCATCTTCACCACCCCAAACGGATAGGGAATCAATTGAAGGATATGCCTTCTTGATATATGATTCATAATCTTTAAATGTCACTAAACGATTCTGTGTTGCAAATTGAGATTGTGCTGAAAGTTTAATTGAATCGACAGATTCTCTAGCGCCACCGCCAGATGCTGACGATACAACATCAACTGTAATAGAAGTTGAACCACCAATTGCTTCTTCTGCAACAAATGATTCTGTTCCGTTCGCAGCAGAACCGTTGGTTACCAAATATGAAACTTCTACAATAGAGCCGTCAGATAGTTTTTTACCGACTGCATCATTACCAAAGTAAATTTGGAACTTGCCGTTTCTTGTTTCTTGTAAGAAGAAAACTCTTGAAGTTCCAGTAATGTCAACTATGTCTGTAGCTTTTGTGTACACTTCGGTAAATGTGTTACCTGAAGTTGGTGTAACCACAACCTTGATACTAGATGTGTCAACATTGGTATCTGGTATGGTAAAAATTGATTTTGGATTAGAAGTTGAATTGTAATTGAATGTCGAAGTTGTTAATCTGCCTTCGGACAATTCAACATTCTCAAAAACATATTGTGTTCCACTTTTTGTTACGATTTGTGTCTCTAGTACATTGAATCTAAAAGAAACAGAATCTACCAAACTACCAGCTACACTATAACCTCTGTTCAAAGAAGCTGTGCCTGGAGTTGAATCGTTTGTCTCTACAGTAATGTTAACAATAGCTTTTGGTGCTGTTACTGAGTGTGGGGTGTAACTTAGGGTCTTTGCGTGAGAAATAACAGAATCACGTAGAACAGCTGTGTCTAAAAAAGACTCGTTTGCCACCATGTTCAAGTAGTAGGCGTTGTAATGGGTATTGTATGCCAATATGTCCAATAGAACGCTTAGACTAGAACCTTCAAAGTCATAGTCGGTGAACTCAGATTGTTGTTTTAAAAATGTCTTTAAATTAGTCTTGATTGTATCAAAATCAAGGTCTGTAATATTTAAACGGTCTGCCATTTATCGAATCCGTTCCAGGAAAAATGTAATAGATAGTGGTTGAGTTTGGTTTATAATCATAAACTTCATTTCAACCTTGAACCCGTTATTGTCAAAATCTGCACGAGCAGTAGTTTCCAACAGATTAACTCTTGGTTCATAGTTTCTTACCGTTTCTTCAATTTCACGCTCGATGGCGGATGCAGTAAGATTGTCTAGGTTTTCAAATAGAAGTCTGCGAATATTGCTTCCGAAGTCTGGATTAAACGGCTTTTCATAGTGTGCCGTTAGCACAATATTCTTAATAGAATTGATGACGGCTCTTTCAGCCACAAGTTTATTCACATCCTTCCTGATTGGATGGAGGGTGAAATTCATATCGAGGTCTTTAAACTCTCTTGCTATGTTGGTCTGAACTGTTGCCATTTTCTATTTATGTGTTTATTCGGGTAAGTAATTTATCTGTACCAACAATATTTTGGAATAGATAATCATCGGCCGCACCCCTTTGACTATACTTTTTCAGGTTTCGGACTTCTTCCACCACAGTTTTCGCATTGGTGTAATAGTTCTCATCATGCACCCGTCTTGTGTAAATCAAGGTTTTGATTCCTGCAATATTTGTGTCTATTGTTGTAACTGTGGATAAACTTAGATTTGAAACACCACTTCCATCTATACTTGCATTAATTGTATTAGCGTATGTTGAAATTGTGGTGATATAGGTGTTTAGTGTATTTCCAATTAACAAACTTGTGAAACTGCCCATAACTGGAGCAGAGTTGGAAATGCCAGAAGTTTGATATGCAACATAAGATAGTGCTTTACCAATACCCATTGCAGAATCGTAGAATGGTTTACCGTTGTTGGTTTCATCAACCTGTGTCATTGAGGTCACGCCAGAAATTCTATTGGTGTGTGCTAAAAATTTACTTGATTCACCTTCAACAGTAATAAGATTTGGTGCCATTTCAGTACCAGCATTATATGTGTAACCAGTGATAGCTTTGCAAGTGTTAGCAATATTTGAAAACAAATTGGTAATTGCACCAGTTGAACCGCCATTAGAAGGAAGATTTGTACTGATTAATGAAATTGAAGTATTGATTGTAGCGATTGGAGTTACCAAAGGATTTGTGACATAACCACCAACTGAGTTGTTCGCTATGTCTCCTGCTTGCCAATCTTCCAAAATTGGAGGAATAGAATCCAAGTAATTCGTTGTGTCGGTACTATAATCTTTGACTTTATCTTCCGGGTCATCAAAGTTATATCCTAATCTATCAAAAAGTGTAGTCATTTATTCCTCAATTATATAAATTGTGCAGTCGGTGGGCCATAAACTTTACCAGGATGTAAGTGTATGTTGTATAATACGGTGTTGATTAAATCGAACATCCAAACTGAGCTAGAGACACCAGAATTAACAATACCAAATGTTGCTACAGGTGAAGTCATTGCAGTTAATGAAGTTATCGGCCCAGCTGTAAAAATAGAAACTGGTACTGCTACTGGCGTTGCAGGCGTAGGAAATCCTAAAGAAAGGCCACCTGTACCTGAAGTAAATCCCATAAGACCAGCACTAACACCACCAAGTGGACCAGTATCTATACGACCTAATCCAAACTCATCTTGTACCAACAAAGAGTAACATGTAACTGCACCCTCAATCACCAAGTCACCTTTGATAATCTTACTGTCACCAGTCATAAACTTCATATAACCAAGTGCTGTAGGGTTAACACCGAGATTGCAGTTGCCACTTGAAATGATACTTAAATCTTTTTTAGTCGATACACTATAATCACCCTTAACATAAAGAATGTAATCACCATCAACACGTTCGTATTTGTTACCTTTGGTGTGAACAATAGAATCACCTTCAACGGTAATACTACACACACCTTTAACCAACATATTTCTGTTCTTCAGGTGAATTTCATATCCATCACCAAAAACTTTGTGTACTTCATCACTATTTGGATGAATCTCTGTAAATGTTCCAGTTCTATGCTGAATACGAACACGCTCACGACCAGGTGTATCATCCAGTTCAATAGAATGGCGAGATTCTGATTGCCAGATTTTATTGTATGGATATACTGGTGGGTTATCTTCTGATGCAGGAGATTCAGGTTCAGTCCAAGACCTATCAAAACTTGGCTTTGAAAGAAAAGCTTGTTTGTCGAATGTTGGTGCAGTCTTAACATCACCCGTCAATAAAGTACCAGCTGATGTTCCTGAGGCCGCAGCTCTGGCGTTTTCTGTTAATGTATTTAAATTTTGTGCTAATGTTGCCATTCAATTTCCTATAATATAATTAAGGCGATACGCCTGTACTGTTGCTCGATGTAACAGGCACAGGTGTTGCAGCAGCTGCGGCATTTGCTTGTGTTGTATTGTTTGTCACTAAAGAGTTGAAGTATGCCAAAGCTTCTTGTTGTTCTGCTTCACTTGTTGGTGTAACAAACGCAGCTACGATTTGTGCTGGGAATGTTATGACCTTAACTGTTTCAGTAATGATTTCACTGGTGACGCTAATTGTTTCTTGGACTGCCGAAACCAATTCACTAAAATCACCACTACCAAATACTGAACCAAACATATCTGAGAAAATTCTTGCAAGAGCACCTAAGAATTCAGATAAACACTTTCTTAAAAATGCCAACAGTTTAGCAGGCAAACCAAGAATGAAGTCAATCATCGCACGAACATATCGAACAATAGTTGTGACAACATTCAATGCTCGATTGACCATTTTTAAGAAGTCACGAATTTCTCTTAATATACGATTGAACTTTCGAACTGTTTCTGTGATTCTTTTGAGCACTCCACTTGGGTCAGTATTCATAGCGGATGTGACCTTGTTCACAATAAAACGAATAAGGTCACCAAGCTTTGTCATCATAACCTTAGCCCAATCGGATATACCTTTCAATTCATTTGATATATCACACACGTGTTCTCTACGAGAATTGGTTACTGCATGAACTGTACCAGTAACACGGCCTGTTGCGATTCTTGGTAAAGAGGGTTCACCAACTTTACCCTCTTGTGAATATTGTGGTTCTCTTGGACCTCTGTTGATTTTAGCTTGACTTCTTGGGTCAGAAAAACCAGCTTGTGGTGTTGCTTCGTTGATGTTGTTATATTGTGTAACTCTTCCCTGAAGACTTTCTACCAATCTTCTCTGTTCAACTATTTGAGAATCAATCGAAGCAATATCGGCTTGTCTTTGTGTTGAATCTGGTACACTTGTAATGATATCATTACGTCTTTTGGTCAAAGTATCAAGTTGAGCTCTTTGCGTAGCCAGTTCATCCTTCAACGCATCAACTACATCGGTTGAAGATGTGACTTTTCTTGTTGTGTCTGATACGATACCTGGAAATACACCAATAACAACTGGTTGTTGGCCTTCAGCACCATCCAAGAAGTAACCCATAACCCACTCA